ATGATACCAAACAGTGCCGACAGGTCATTGCGGATCGGCAAGCACATGCAGTGATTCCACCAAGAAAAAATGCGAAGCCATGGAAAGATAAAAAGATGAGCTCGCTAGAACGCAATGAGTTGCTTCGAACAGTTAAACGTTTAGGAAGAACTATTTGGAAGAAATGGTCAGGCTATCATCGGCGAAGTTTGGTTGAAACCAAGATGCATTGCATCAAATTATTAGGGGATAAACTCAGTGCGAGAAATTTTCAAAGCCAAGTCAATGAGATTCATGCACGTATGGCAGTATTAAATAAATTTACGGACTTAGGCAGACCACATACCCGAGTTGTCATTTAAATTTGAGTAGATATGAGAAGTCTTAACTTTTAAATCTTTGTGCAACAAAGCCGACTTAAACTGAAATTTCTTTTCATATTTAATTTCCAGATTATCTAAAGTTTCAGTAAATTCTTCTTCTACCTCTAGATATTTTTGTGTAGGCTTTGGCAGTGGCCAGCTTTTAGGTTTAGTTTTAGGTTCTTTTTTCCGAGTAAGCCAAAAGTATTCTGTAGAATCCATTATTCTTACCCATAAAAAAAACCGCCCTTAGGCGGTGGCTAAACTCACAGGCAATATAGTATTACTTCTTAAAAGTTGACTTATAGAGCTTTGAATTAAAGTAATCCGTAATTTCTTTACCTTCGTTTTGAATTTTTTCCTCATTTAAGGGTAAAAAATCTAATTCAGATTTGAAGCTCATATACTCTGGAATAAATTTCTTTATAGGCGGAGGTGGTTTAGGTCCACCTTCTGTAATTTTTTCGATAAATCCAGCTAACCATAAAATATACTCACCTTCTGAATTATGAGGAGGAATCAAACTCACATCTATTTTTACTTTACATTCATCTAATGGTCTACTAAACAATTCAACAAAATCAATAAAATTATATTTTAATTTAAATTCTGTTCCCTCAATTTCTCTGCGTATACATGTCATAAGTAAGTTCATATTTTCAATACAGTCATGTGAAAACAATTCCTCATCTTTAATTTTGTTATAAATATTTTCCGCAAACATGAGATACTGTGGCATTTCAGCAGCTCCTCATTTTTATAAAGTATTTTTCTTAAGGTAGTCCTATTATAACAATGTTGCAACAAGAAATTTTCCATTTTTAGTTTAAGGATTTTTTTAAAATTATAAAGACGATTAGATTCAATAAATTAGTACGAATAAAAGCTAGGAAAGTTTGATTTTTCTAATGAGCTTTAAAATGGATTATTGTGTTTAAATCATCAATTTAAAAAGCTTGCCTAGTAGGCAAGCTTCTCCTTTTTGATATTTGCGCTGATCAACAAGGTTTAGTGTTACCTACAGCAACACACTGATAATACAGAAATATTTAAAAATAAAAAAGCCCACTTCCTATTTTTATTCAGAAATGGGCTTAGCGAAAAAAACGCTTAGACCTGAAATAGAAAATATCTATTCGGAAATATCTCCAACTTCATATTGGCATAATATTTAAGCACTAGCAATAGGGATTGAATTAAAAATATCAAATATTCATATTTAAATAGATAAAGATTTCTTTTTTTAAATGGTTTTATTTTTAGCCTACATAATTTTTTTACTTATCAAGACTTATAAAGAATATGTGTCCATCAATAGGTAATACTTAATAATGTCTTATGTGCAGTAACCATTAGGCTCTAGAGAGTAAGAACTCAAACTGACTAAAAATAAAATAATTAATTTTCAATATCAATGATCATATACTGCAAAGTTAAGTATATTCCAACTTCTCCATTGTTGAGTGCCTCATATAAGTCTTCATCAACGAAATCTCCAGATTCATCATATAGCCATTTATGAATTTGAATAATTTGTATATTCCCTTTTTTGTCTATTCTTGCTATTGGGTCTATTACGGACCGAACTATCACCTTCTTCTTCGTCTTAACATCGAGCAATGTGATAATTGTCATTTTAAAATCCTTATAAATATCCTGTATAACAACTACTCTCAATCAATAAAGATTTTTATATTTAAATTACTTAAATAGCAATCTTTTCAATCTAAAAAATAAATAAAAAACACTTCAATAGTATGTGCCTATTAGAAAAGATACCTTAAATATTCTACTAGCAATAAAAAACCGCTTTAAGGGCGGTTCATCTAAAATTCACAGGTACTTAATGAAGATTTTTTTCTGTCTTTGCATCTTTCTGGGCTCACAAATTTTTCCAATAAAGTTAGTTAACCACAAAATACTTTCTTCACGATCTTCAAAATGAGGTATAAGACTTAAATCTACTTTTATCTTGCGATCAGCTAAAGGCAAACTTAAACAATGTTCAAAGTCTATTGAGCTGTACTTCAATTTGAGTCTTTTTTCTGCAGCTTGATTCTTTATCTCAGCCATAATGCGATTTAGATTAACAATCAAATTATTTGAAATTTTATTATTTTCATATACCCGTTCGTAAACTGTCTCAGCTACATCAATGTAATTTATTAGCTCTACATTCTCATTCATAGCATTTGTACTCCGTTTTTTTAATTATTCTCCTAAAATCATGTTTATTTGAGTTACCTAATGCATCATCTAAGTAAATATTGTTTAAATTCGATTAATTTAATTTTAAATAAATTATTGAATTAATAATATAATTATTGGATTTTATAATATTTTTATACATCTTTATCCTTAGCAAATTCAATTAAAATTTAATTAAAAGCCCCGCCAATAATCGATATTTAGCGGGGCCATTTGCGCCGTAATACGTCCGGCAAACGATAAAACTAGTTTTTAGGTGATCTAATGATATTTAGAACTTTCTCAGACATATCATGTAAGTCAGATCCAATTGGCAACCAGAAATGGAACACCGTATTGTCGCGGTTAAAAACTTGCTTGTAGTACTCAGTTTTAAAAGATGGGTCGATATCAGATGCTTTAAACAATCTTCCTTCTTTTTCTATAGTTTGCCCATCTAACTCACCACCAACACAAATATTCATAATCTATTCCGGCTGACTTTCTAATGCTTCTTTGATTGCAAATTCAATTCTTTCTTTAATTAATTCTTTAAATATGAAGAATGTTTCATCCTTATTGCTGATAGGATTTTTTAACAATCTAGGTTCATACACCTGTTCGCGTAGTGGATTATTATAAGGATCAGCAATCAATCTTGGAGATTGTTCGTACCACTGACCATGTAAGCAACCGCCTACACATAGCCATTTTCCAACTTTATTAACCATAAATGCCTCCTCTTCGAAGGCTCTTTATAACATAAAAAGCAAAAAGCCCACCTACTTGGCGAGCTTTTAAAAAATTTTGGTGCAACGCTTATAACTTCGTCCCACCATATCACAAATCTAAACCAAGTGTGCTGCACTGTCAAGATTGCAACACCTCAATTTTTCCATCCAAATATGCCAAGCCTTTATCAATCTCAGCACGTACTTTTGCTTTACTACATCTATGTACATTGGCAATTGTTAAATACGACCAATTATTTTCATAGTAAAGTATTAAAAACCAAGCTCTTTCTTGTAGAAATTCCCTATTATCGTTATGCATTTTAGCCAAGAGTTTACTTACTTCAACTGCCTCATAATCTTCAATTTCGCATGGCATAGAGACCTTACTTGATCTAATTCTAGTTGTGTCATTTTGGTCAATTAAACATGCTAGAGGATTAGCAGAAACTTTAGATTTTGTTGATCTTACCCATAGACCATATTGTTCCAACCATTGATGAGCAGAACGTTTAGACCAGTCCATTGTCTTGTTATTAACTTTTGCATTCATGTTTAAACTTCCCTCACATCAATATTGTGAACTGTTTTCATCAGGTGTTTTTTATTTCGGTAACTCGGTAGCTTGCGTGTAGCTATAGACTTCACATCTTCAACAACGTATTCACCTGCTGTCGTGAAATAAGTGAAATCGGCAAAATATCTAAGTGCTGGTTTAGCTCGTTTCTCCCCTTCTAATTTTGTCTTCGGTGCCAATTCAAATTTTGTGTGATGCTGCAATTCTTTAATTTCACCTCGTTGTTGTAGAGCCTTTAGCTCGATATACCGTTTGTATTCTTTAGTACTGTCAAAAGTCATTCCATCCAATTTAATTTTCGAAGCATTAAACTTGTTTCGACCCTTTTTAACTTTTTGAGCTTTCGGACATGTTGCGCGGTAATCTGCAAGGCTCATTGAACTCATTCTTCAAACGTCTCCTTTCTTGCCAACCACCACAAAACCACTGCCCCACAAATAGCTGCGGTAAAACATGAAATGAGTAACCCCCACGCTAAAATCTCGAATTTATTCATGCAGTTTTCTCCATGATTTTTAATAATCTTTCTTGCTGTAATTCGTAATAATCAGGGTTCAATTCACATCCTAAATATTGACGCTCATGCATAAGCGCTACAGCTGCTGTTGTTCCAGATCCCATGAAAGGATCAAATACAACATCATTGACTCGAGATCCCGCTAATACACACGGCTCGATTAGATCCATTGGGAATGTTGCGAAATGAGCGCCCTTGTAAGGCTTTGTAGAAACTTGCCAAACACTGCGCTTATTACGTGTAAGTAAGTCATACTCGCTTTCTGATCTTTCTGATCTGTGTGTTCCGTATGCTTGATTGGGAATAACAGCAGCTCTCTTGCTGTTTTCACGTTTAAAACTATCGCGTGAAGATCTCGAGTAAACGGCTTTCATTGGACCGTTATATTTCATCACGGCACGAGTACTGCCATGTTGTTGATCAAGATTTTGGGAAAGTCTTTTGATTGAACTTTCTGCAACCGGTTCTTTAATTGCTACGTGGTCAAAATAATATCTACGTGATTTACTGAATAAGAAAATATACTCATGTGCTTTGGTACAACGGTCAGTAATACTTTCTGGCATTGGGTTCGGTTTATGCCAGATAATATCTTGGCGCAAATACCAACCATCGGCTTGCAGTGCAAAAGCAACTTTCCATGGAATGCCAATAAGATCTTTTGGTTTCAAATTAGATTGAGCTGCATTTTGTTTAGGTAAAACTAAACCCTTTGTTTTTGGATTTTTCCCGTCATTCAACCCAGTACGAGTCATGCCGCGGCCAGAACCTGCATAACTATCACCAAGGTTTAACCAAAGTGTTCCATCGTCATGCAGCAGCTCTCGTACTAAACGAAAAACTTCAACCATGTTTTGAACATATTCATCTACAGTATTTTCCAAACCTAATTGACCATCTACACCGTAATCACGTAACCCAAAATAAGGTGGTGATGTAACACAAGTTTGAGCTTTCAAGCCTTCTGCAATCATTTGATTCATCAGAGCACGGCAATCACCAAATAAAATCTTATTCAAGCCGCCTCTCCTTTACCTTTTTGTTGAAATCCAACCTGAATGAGGTATGGCATCAATTTTTGTTGTTGCTCTGGATCTGCAAGTTTCACTGCGACACGTGCAGCAAGTTGTTCATAGCTCTCGTTACCTTCAGCGTATTTGCTTGCAAACTCAGGATGTACAGAAAGTTTTTGAGCAAATGAGTAAATCTGTTTTGAACTAAGAGTATTTGATTCTCCCTGAGGGACTCGGACCTGCGTTCCAGAATTTGGTTTTTTAGATTGTTCACGTGCTTGGTATTTTCCACATGCGTTGATTAACCAATCTGCAAAGTGGTAATTCATGAGTTCATCGCAAAGATTCTTCTCGGCGTTGTAGAGTTCAAATGCTCGTAACTCTCGATCGAACCAAGTCGCGTTTTTGATCTGCTCGTAAGTTTCCTGATCAGTTGCCAAAAGAATTTCTTCACGAAGTTTTTTCAAACTCAACCATGTTTTTTTATTTTTAGATTCTTCTGATAGATTCTTTGAAAGATTCCGTGTCCCAACGTTGGGACTGTTTAACGGAATTGTTGGGACTCTTTCATGGAATTGTTGGAACTGTTCCGTTGTTGGAACTGTTCCATTGTTGGTACTGTTTAAATCATCATTTTCAGTGTCAAAGTGTACCTTTGTTGGTACTGTTTCCCGACCTTTAACTCCGATCAAAAGATAGACTTTTACCTGCTTAGTTTTACCTTCGCGCTTACCAGTATCGATAATAAATCCGTCTTCAATTAACTCATCAATGATTTTTAAAACGGTCTTACGGTCCATTTCCGTGTCATCAACTAAACGAGCAATACTTGGATAGCATTCATGTGTTTCACCAGCTCGATCGGCTAGTGAAAGAAGTACTAATTTTTTGAGTGGTTTTAATGCTCCACCCACCTTTTGTTTTTGACGGGTTTTCCAAGCCCAAACTGTTGCATCTAGACTCATTTATCCCCCTCTTCATTCAACTGAATGAATGTGCTACCCAAATAGCGGATCCGTTTAGCCCGATATAAACTTGAGATGATCGGGCCAGCATGAATAAGATAAATCCCATGTTTTCCATGCTCGTCAACCAAAGCCTGCATGAATTCATCACGTGTTACAGCAGCATTTTTTTCGTCACGGTTTTGGCGGGCTAAATTTTCCTTCCGTTTTTTCAACAAACCAGACAAAGTTCTTAATGCTGGTTCATGCCAGGATTGAATATGCTTTTGTTGTTGTTCAAAGGTACTCATGACACCTCCGCTAATGCTTGCTCAGCGCTTGTTAGTCGGCGTTTGGCGTTGAGCTCTGCTACTGTTGCTGTACGGATTTCTTTTGATGAAACCAGAATCAAATGATTCTCCGATTTGATAGTCCACAACCTAGTCAAAGTTTTATTTTTAACTTCAAACAAATCATTTGATTTGAAAGTACGGCACTCTTTAGTAAGCACTACAACGTCACCTATTAAAAAATCTGGTGAGTTGAGTTCGATTGGTTGTTCTGATAAATTGTTTGTGTTCATTTGATCCACCTCAATTGAATGCCTAACCACTCCTGTTACAGCAGGTAGTGGTTTTTTATTTGAATAAAATCCGCATGTATTCAGGTGAAGTGAATGCATGTGCTAAATAGACTCGCGTTGCTTCTGCAATTTCAGGTGAGCAATACACATCACTTTCTTGCACAACCTTCAAACCAATGGCTGTCAACAAAAAGCTAATAAACTCAATCTCAGTCCATCCATTTGATTTCTTTTCTGTTTTCATCCGTGAAAGGATGCTCGCATCGACATTTATCATTTCTGCTACTTGTCTTTGGTTGCTAGCGTTAAGTGCTTGCAATATGAGAGATTCGTTATTGCTAGCGCTTGCAGGCAATTCATTTAATACTTTGCTCATGGTTAAGGTCCTAAGCGATTAATGATCCAAGGTTTTTGCTTTTTGTCGTCTGGGGACGAAGTTCAATCCAAATATCTTGATAGTTATCAGGGAAAAGCTCTTTTCGCGTTGTTAAACCAAGATCTTCAGCAATAACTGCTAGCCTGATTTTTCTATCAAGGGGAATAGCTTTCCATCCACTAACTGATGACGGAGCAATCCCCAGAAGTCTTGCTACCGCTGTGACACCACCTAGCTTGTCTATAAGTTGTGCGTCAT